TGTTTGCTTTGCGTTTCGTGAACTCGTCCTTGGTGAACTTCGGGATTTTGTCCAGGTTGAAAAGCTCGTCATTCCCACGTAGCGACGACATGGACCAGATGTCTTCCGAGCCGCAGTATTCGCCTTCTTGGTAGCGTGTGAGGGGAAGGGAGACGTCCGGCAACCAGCGATACGGCGAGATCGGAACGACACGATTGCCGATGAACGTGGGTATGGGTGTGAAGTCGTTCGTTGTTTCTTCGGCGACCTCGCCGAACGCTCCCTCGACCATCTCGGTCTTCTGCACTCGCATCCAACGATACTCTTCTGCGTAGCAGACTTCGGCCACACCCAGAGAGAAACGCGCAATGTCCAAAAAGAACTGCACCAGAAACGCCTGCCACGTGTTTTTACGCAGATCGCGTTCAAGTATAAGCTCCATCGGTTCGCGCAACGGATTGTCCTCGGTGCCTGTAGGTTCGAGCGAGTAGAACCGCTTGTTCTGCATGAGGGTTGTCACGTTAAACGCAACGAACGTCATGCATTGAGAAAAGGTCAGCGGCACGACCATCTTACGCGGCTGGCCTTTCGAGTCCGCTGCACGATCTTCCTTGTCCACCTTGCGTTTCGACCGGAACGTCGCATCATGTTCGTCCCACTGGGTGTAGTGCGTGGCCATTTCCTTGCGCGACGCATCGACAAGCCCCATGACGTAACGCAAGAGCGCACCATGTTCCGGCGAGTCCGTGTCTTTGAGTTTTTCTTTGAAATCAGCGAAGGGCATAAATGGTTTTGTCCAGTATTCTGGACATTACGAGAAGTTTTTAATTTTGTGGTTTGTCGATCACGCGCTGAATGTCAGCACGTTTAAACTTTTGACCATCAATTTCAAAAACGTCTTTTTCGTTTGTTACTTCGGCTACAGGTTTTCCGGTGCCGTCGATATAGAACTTAACCCCATTACCCTTTTCAAAGGTGCCGAGAGCGACCTTGCCCGCAAGTCCGAATTGCTTTTCGATGCTGGTGCGAAGGGTTGGGACGGGCGTTGTGGGTGCAGGTGTGGAAGGCTTCGGCGTAGCCGGTGCAGATACCGGGGTGGTCTGTTTGGAATTAAGCAAGTCAGCAAGTGAAGGCATATTACGAAAGGCTATGCGCGCGATACCGTGTGCGCATGTGACGGGATTTACGTTCGAGCGCGGATTCCTCGCGTTCCTCGCCGAAGAGAACGAGAGCGTCGGTGTCGAAGTCCGGCAGGTTTACCGGAGTGTAGTCGTATTCACCGGCAGGCTCGATATACGTGAGGCCCTGCAAACACATACGATGAAGATTCTCCATCATGTCGTCGTTCTTCTTTACGGGTTTGTTTTCTTCGCCATCCCAGACGAAGCCGCGGGAGATTTCGAACAACGTCCTGCGAAGGTTCGTGTTGAAATAGATCACCGGCTTGCCGTGTTTGTCACGCGCTTTGAGCGTGCTCTTTACGGCACGTATGCCGTTGACCGGGTCTTTGGTGGCCGGGATGACCGCAAGGCCGAGACGGCGGTATTCGTCCATTGCAGTGGACTCGGTGAGTTTGTTAGGAGTGGAAGCCAAAGGATCGACGATACCCGGGAGAGACGGACGGCCGTGCAGAAACTCTTTGATCTTTTCGACTTCTTCCTCTATGAGCATTTGTTGCCAGAGTTCTCCATAAACAACCGAAACATCCTGCGGCGAAGTAGCCACAAAAAGGACCGCATCGTTTTTCCGGAAATGGTAGTCGATTGCATAGCGGATGCACCACGAAGGGGGTGGAGTGTTCCAGTCTTTCCAGCCTTCGGGCGGGTCTTGCAGAACGTGTTTGTTCCACGAGAACTCTTTGAAGACAAGGCCGGAGAACGAAGTCGGCAGGCCGTGCAGACGAGCTTCTTTTTCGTCATCCGTCAGCCACGCCATAAAGGACGCGATGTCCGCTGCGCTGTTATGCGGGTTGTCTGACATACTCCCCGTCATCATCCAACGATCTCCCGAGGCGATTGTTGTGGCTTCGAGCCCACGGCCACTTTCAAGGTCCGGGACGAACGCTTCGTCAATCCACGGCTCGGTCAAAGGAGTGCACGTGAACCAGCCGCGCCCACCACGATCGACTAGCCCACGTGCAATAGCTTTCCACATACCCTCGGGACAAGGCTCGTCGATGTGTGCCCAGTCCCAGACGCTGGACTCTTGACCCAGAGGGTTTTGTTTATACGACTTTACCGTGTCAAGATGGATAACGCTCATGCCGCCAGAGACATGGCGCACAGGTATACGGTCAATCGCACCGCTGTGGTTACGTGTGGGCTGACCGAGCGAGGCCTTCGGAATGTATTTGATGAGCTTGCCCTTGTTCGTTCCTTCTTGTTCTGTGAACACCTCTTTCGATTTGTCCCAGTCTGTGGTGACAATGAGACCTTTCGTTGGATAAGGCGGTATGCCTAGAGTGCGTAAAGGATTACCTTCGGGTATCCACGGACGATACCCCAGAGCGAAGGCGACGTCTTCTGCCGCACCCATTTCAGACTTTCCAAAGCGGTTGCCTGTGCGAGCGTAACGATAACGAGCACCTGCGGCAGCATGAAACGCTTGTTGCTTTTCGTGAGGGGAGTAGAACGTGATTTGGTTTTCACGTAAAAGCTCCTGCCGACGCCGCTCCAGCGCGAGTTCGCGCCGGGCGAGAAGGACGTCGATGGGCGGGGCGGTTGTCACCGGGGTCCGAAAGAAGGGTTGCCTTCGGCATCAATGGTGCGAACGGTGTCGGCACAACCTGGAGGGCGTTGCGTCCAAGGCTCGCGCGTTGTGAGACTGGAGCAGCCGACGAGAAGCACCGCAGGTGCAAGCAACAAGGCGATGGCTACGAAAGGTAGGATGATTTTCATTTACGGTAGGAGCGTCCGGCTTCGAGATACGAGGAAGGCGAGCCGGTCAGTTCAAACCGAACCCGGCTTCCGGCTTTGGTGGTGTAGTCTATGGCACAGCCGGTGAAGAACAACGCGTTGAGTGTAACGAAGTGCCAGAGTTTCATTTAACAGCGGTTTGCAGATCGCGCACAGCTTTGAGCACCACGGCCGCAACGGCGGACGCTACGAACAGTTTCGCCTTCCACTCGGGTGGGATGATCGTGGCTACGTCGCCGAGGGCGTAAGGAGCACCAGCGAGAGCCGTGAGGAATGACATGGCGATTGCGCCCCAACCTGCGAGGTTCTTCGTATTCATTTGTTCGAGAGTTCTACTAGCTTTTGCCAGAGTGCCTGGCGGTCACGGTCACAGGTGTCAGAACGGTTTGTGAGATTCTGCACCATTGACTCAAGGTATTCAAAGCGTTTGTTGCGCTCGACTAGAGCGGCCTCGAAAGCAGTTTTGACGTGAGCCTCGGCAATATCCAACGAGGCTTTCGCTTCTTTCGCTGCACGCTCGTTTTGGTTGTTCAGCCACCAAATCGCAAAGAGTAGCATTGCGACGCCCGGACCTTGGCGGACGGCCCAGTCGAGCATTGAGGCGGTGAGCGTGTCCACTATAATGCAGTAGGCTTACGCTTGCAACGCCTGAATCTGCGCGGCGATGGCTGCGTTCACTTCGGGCGCGGAGTTGGCAAGCGCGTAATCGAGCAGCCCGAGAAGGTTCGGCACTTCATCCTGCACGATCGCGATGGCCGCGTTGCCGGGCTCGGCTTCTCCGAAAAGCGACGAGTCCTTGAGGTTTGCGACCGGGAATGCCGCGCGACCCTGGGCTGCGAGGCCGGTGGCTTTGGACGTGATGGCGGCGGCGAGGTTTGCCGGGGTGGGTTCGGGGACGATGATGTATTCGATGATGCTCATGGTGTTGGTTGGTTGGTTGGTTGTTACTGCTAGAATTTCGCCCAGTTCACGGAGGTCATGCGGTAGATGGTCAGCACGTTGCTGGAAGAAGCGTATTGCCCGGCGAGCAGCTTCACCGTGCCGGATGCCGAAGGGATGATGTCGAAGACCAATGTGACGTTGCCGTAATCGTCGGCGGCGGACGTTGATACCTGGACCAACGCTCCGCCGCTGCCGACGTTGTTGTAGGCATCCGCAAACGAGGGACTAATCAAATCAATGGGTTGCCTTGCCGCGCCGCCTTCAAGCACCACGCCTTCTATCTGACATGCGGCGGCGGTGTAAGCGGGATACTCCAGCCCGAACTGCGCGCCACTGGTCGCGCCGGCAATGCTCCACTGCAGGGTGTATTCGATCCGATACCGCTCGCCCGCGACCACTGGCACATCGAGCGCGGAAAGTCCGGTGTTCGTCAGCGTGGCGCTGCTAGTGCGCGTTACGTTGCCGGACAGGGATGCGCGGCCTGTTGAAGTCGAAGCAAAAAGCGCACTCATTGATAGAACAACGTGGTTTGCTGATCACCCGCAGAGCCTGCGGTGTAGACATCGCGCGTCGTGCTGAACGCCCATGCGAGGCCGGTGGAGTATTTCCAGCCGAGTTCGGTGAAAAAATCCATGCCCACGATGATTTGCGAAGCTGCCGGGACGAGGAAGCAGAGTGCGGGAACGGTCGATGTAGACGTTGGCACCACAGCCAGATCGAAGAACTGGAGATAGCGTGCGGCTGCGTTAGAGTTGTGGCAGGTTGCCGAGAACAGCAAACCGCCTCCGGTGCGAACGACCGTTGTGGCGTCCGCGGCTACGTTGGTGTATTTGGAAGGTGTGAGGAGCATGGAGAACGTAAAGCCGGTTAGTAACCTCCCGGCGCGAGAGTTACGTTAGTAGAGCGAGGCGACGATGCCTTGCGCCGTGGTGAACGTCGTCGGAGGAGCGATCGTCAGAGACGTTGTGGCGAGTGCCGTGGCGTTAACCACGGTGACGGTGCCAGCGCCGAACGAGCCAAGCACGTGCGTGTTGAGCCGGTCCGAAGTGGACGAGCCAAACGCGCCGATGTAGTAGGTGCCTGCGGGCAGGAACACACGGCCGGTGAGAGCAGTGGCGGTGCCGGGAACGCTGACGAACTCGTTGTTGAACGGGATCTTTTGATACGAGTCGATTCCGGCCGAGGCCGTTGCGGCGGTCGAAGCGATAAGTTTGCCCGAGACGTCGAAGATACCTGCGCGGGTGTTGCCATTCGTCACAGCACTGCCGTTGAGCACGGCCACACCGGTCACCCAGACGGGTGCGGGAACGTAGATTTCCGCGGTGAACATCGAGGTCGCTGCGACCGTGGTATCGTTGAAGTCTGCTGCTGCGGCTGCGGGAACGCCTCCGGTGTGGAAACACCGTGGAGAAACTCCGCCGACCTTGACGATCGTGCCGCCCTGTTGAACTGACGCTGCTTGTGGATATGCCATTTTCTTTGGTTTCTATTGAGAAAGCGCCAACGGCGCCTCCTTTGTTGAGCTGGACCGCAGTGCGGCCAGTTGTTGTTGTATGCTCTCCATCTCTTCAGACGGAGAAGCGTGAGTTGTGTGAGACACCGTCGAGACAACGGTCTGTGTCGCCTTGCCTTTGGCCTGCTCTAAAAGGAGTTGCGACGCAGCGAGGATGTTGCGCACACCATAAGTCTCGATGTCGCCGTTGGCGATTTCGGCGATACGGTTGATCGCGTCGTGGGCGTGAGAAGTGATCGCAGCCTGCAGGTCCTGGCCGTGTTCGTTAGCGAGAACAGCCAAAAGTTCTTGGAACCAACGTTGCGTGCGAAGGCACGCTACAGCCGACGGCTCACGTCCAGCAGCCATTGCGATCTCACTGTTCGTGCGGCCCGAGAGTAGCATGAACGCAGCGAGACGGTGCCACGGTTGTTCGTTCTTTATGCCCATTTCGACAGCATCGGGCTTGTCGAACCGATGAAGCTTGGGCAGGCCGTTTTCTCCAATCTCTGCGTTCAACCCTGCGTTGCGCCGCTCAGGTTTATACGTCGCGTTCGTCAGGTCTCCGCCATTCGGCCCACGAGCTTCGCTCGTCGTGGTTTTGTCCAGAATACTGGACATTACGCTACGCTGTGTTTCTTGTGGCACTTGTGGCACACCTTCGTTCTTTTGCAGAAGTTCTATGACGTCGGTAGTGGTCACAAAGAACCTCCCGGAGCCAGCATCTCGTGGCCTGCGGCCCCGCTGGGCGTTGTGCGCACCGCGACCTTCGCATGGTCACGCCGAGCGGCCGGGCCGACATACGGCTGTGCCGTTCCAGTGCGTAACGCAAACACGCGCACGAGGCGTGAGGAAATTCTTTCTTTTGTGCAAGGCTCGCTCACGCCCGGAGCATAAGGCCGAACGCGCCCGAAGTCAACAAAAAATTAAAAAAGAAATAACGAAGGTTCGTGCAAAGAAAGGCTTTTCCCATACCAGCAAAAGAAAACAATTTTTAATTTGCATTATGCGCTGCGCCACGCTATATTTCCTCCGTTCCCGCTCTCCGGCCCTCCGGTATTGTCCAGAATACTGGACATTACAAGAGCTTCGCTGGACATTACGAAGGGTTGAATTGAAACATACGCGCTTTGCGCGGAAACATACAAGTCAAAAACGAAATTGAAAATTCGCGGTGGAGGGCTATATCTCTGTATATCTCTCCCCCGTTGGGATGGGTCCCCTTTGGACGCAGAGCGCGCTCTGATAAACCTATGAGGATAGCTGGTGCATGATAGGATGGGAAGAGCATGGAAAGCACCGGGAATATCTCGGATGCGGTTCTTTAATAGCCTTAATAGTTCTGGAAAGGATACAAGCCCTTGGTATCGTGGAGACGAGCGCCGACCATAGCGCGAGCGCTGGCTAACATAAGTCCAGCATCGCGGGTAACTATCAGTCGCCGTGGCGAGAACATAAGGATTGGATGCAAGCACGGCATCGCGCTTCTCCGGGACACTTACGCGACGGACATTCTAGGTGTCGTGCTAAACATCCAATACTATGAAAAAACTGACCATCACAAAAGACTTCGGCAATTTTGACGTTACGGCGACCGTAGAGGTGAGCGACATTCAGGCTGAAACACTTATCAGCTTGGGCGCGCTCTACATCTTTGAGCGCCAACCCTCGTCGGGAGTTGAGCAGAAGGTGTTCGGCCCGATGTTGGGGTGGAGCAAAGGACAGCGCGGAACGTCGTTGAAGCGCCCGCAAGGTTTCAAGCGGAACAGCGTGCCTTTCTCGAAAGAGCTGGCACAGAAGATCGCTGATGCCTACGGCAGAACGCCCGGCAAGTTGGGAGAGACGGAGTTGAAGTTCACGGTGACATCGTGCGTCGAGCACATCGGCGGCACGGAGACCGCGACGAAAGAGGGCATTGACCTCTGGACGGACGTGCAGAAGTTGCCGGAGCAAGCTCCTGCGGACAAGCCTGATGCGATGACCTTTGGCGATGCAATCGCCGGGTTGAGCAAGTTCGTTGCGATGACTGTGGACGACTACGACGACGAGCGCGGCATCGCGGCCTGCATGGCGCACTTGCGGAATGAGAAGGCCAAGGTCAAGCTTACGGCAATGAGCGGTCTGAAAGGCTAAAGACAGATGGACGCTGGCAATCCACAAACCAGCACACTTTTTCATCCAATCCTTGTGACATAGAATAGAGCGGGCGGCACTTTATGACAACACAAAACAACAACATGCCGAAACATCTGCTAGGTATCTTCGGACGTGAGCTTTACGCTCGCATCGTAGAGCTTAGTGAAAATGGGGCGGATTACGCTGAGACAGTGGAGATACTCAAGAAAGAGCATCGCATCGGTGTGACCTGCGAACGCAACATCTACAACCTATACAAAAGCTGGGGCTTGCTCTAGCACAACCGCCCGTTCTATTCTATGACACAACAACACCATCCGAGGGTTTACCCTCAAAGCATACACGACCGCGTGAGCATACGCTCCGCGTGGCCAGAGAATCCAGAGGTCCCACCACGCTGGGGCAAGACACGCACGAAGAAGGAAAAGCGTGCTCCACGTCCACGAGTGACCGTCGCAGACGCTCTCAGCGCGCTGCGCTAGTCCACCGAAAGCGGGTGTGGGCGCGTAGGTAAAGAGATATGCCGCTTTCTCCCTCCCTCCCCCTCCCTGCCAGACGACAGGAAAGGGGTGAGATGGTGTAGATAATATATATATATATACATATATATCTCTCCCTCTGTATGAAGGGGGAAGCGGCATGGCAAGCTACCTACGCGCCTGCTTACCCTCCCCGCAGACAAATTTCAAACCACAGTATAACATTATGCAGAATATACCCGCAACACAACGAATAGAAGCGATCAAAACGAAACACCCACGTTGGTGTGTTTATCGCGTGGTATGGCGTGCGAAATATGCACCACGCATGATTGTAATGTTGAGTGCGAGAATGGCAGACAAGTTACAGCACGGCCATGCCACATCGCAGAGGTTTAGTATAACTTTCGTCGGAAGAACCGGCATAACGCAGAAAAACGTATAACATTATGGACCCCACCCAACCTAACACCAAAGCGCAAGACCGCGATGCGTTCGCTACGGCCAACGACAATGCGTTGATGCGGCTCCTTGCGGAGTATGGCATAACGCTCCCACCACGTCACGCGCTAGCATGGCGGCCAACGCGCCGCACCGTAGGTTCCCTTCCCGGCTTCGAGCGTGAGCTTGAAATCCTGTGCACCGACGGTGTCGTGGCATGGTATTTGCAACGGGACGGTGCGTTGTTCTACGGCCATACGCAATACTTCACCGGCGACATCCAGCCGTTGCACGGTGCCGCGAAAGCCACCGGCGGTGAGCGTAACGGAACACCCAAAGTGCGCAAGCCGTCGAAACGTGCGCTGACGCTAAAGGCCGCGTTGGACGCGCTACGGTGAGCCGGCTTCACGACTGCTCAACCCTTTCCTCTCTCCATATGTTCAACCCTGTCTATATCACCCGCGAAATCCCCGGTATGCCCGGAGTCTATCAAATGATACCGGTGGTCGGCGGCCTGACCGTGCTGCTCGATTTTAGGTGCTGGTTCGGGACGAACTGAAGGGCGCAAGCCCTTCGTTATGTCCAGAATTCTGGACAATACAGCGACAACGTTTTCAGTCAAACCCGGAGCTTCGCTCCACAACCGCAGTAACACCGGAGCTTCGCTCCACATCCCGAATGAAACAACCAAATCCACAAATCATGTGTAAAGACGGCACGCAAGTGTCCGTGCAAGCATCGCAGTTTCACTACTGCATTCCACGCAACGACACCGGTCCCTATACCAAAGTCGAGGTCGGCTTTCCGACCGTTGCTCCAACGCAACGGCTGAAAGACTTTGCCGAGGATGCCGAATACCTCACAGAGACGGTGTATGGGTATGTGCCGCTGGACGTAGTGCAGGAGTTTCTCGACGAGCACGGCGGTATTGCCGAAGGCTGTTTGCCCGAATAACCTCTAACACAACATCCGAATGAAATATATAATACTCGACGCAAACCCTTACACTCACGACCTCGAAACTCCGGTGCTCTTTCCGGAGTGGCTCACGCACAAAAACGTAGCGCAGGCGTTCCCCGGCGTGTCGGTGATCTCTGCTGGCTTTGTCAAACACGCCGCGCATGGGGTGGTGTGTCACGGCGAGAGCACGAGTCTCGGACTGCGTCCACGCATGGAGGACGCGGGGCTTATAGAGCAGTGTTTGAACGTCCCGCCGCCTTCGGCAAAACCCAAAGCCCCGCATAAGTTCGACATCCTGGGTCTGCGCACGTTGCCCTGAAAAGAAAACACTACATGAAAATCTTTACCTACAACCCCGAGGACAAATGGGGCAGCAAAGTCAACTTTGTTGACGAGAACAACGTCATGCTTGGATACGACCTGGACCAG